AAAAAAAACGGCCCGGGGGCGGGGTGTGGGGGGGGTTTCGTAGGTATAATTAATTTGTTCTTTCTATTTAATTTTTAGTTATTTTACTACGGTAGTGATCAAGCCATCAGGCTCAACTGTGAACTCTGGTTTGTCTGCACGAGTCCCATCCTCGTTGACATAGTACCAGCCTTTTTCTGTTTTTACAAATTCCTTGGAAGTCATTTCTCCACTGGTCTCTTTCAAATGGTATATCTTATCCTTGTAAGCAACCCAGCCAGTGACCATTGCTCCGTCTGCATCAAAGTAGTACCACTTGTTCGAGATTGACTTCCAACCTGTGGCCATGGCACCTGATTTGTCAAACCAGTACCACTTACCATCTTTGTGCTTCTGCCAACATTCAGCAAGCATATAGCCTAAGTTGTTGAAGTAGTACCACACACCTTTGATTTTCTCGAATTTCTCTTTAGGATAAGAGCCGTCCTTGTGAACATACCAGTAGCCTGTGTCGTTCTGCTTCCAGCCTGGTTCAACATCCAAGCCATGCTCGATATCGTGCTTGAATTGCTCACGACTGATGCCCCATTTGGCAAGATAAGGGTAAGGATCAACATGGTCTGAATGATTGTCTGGTTGGTTATTGGTACAGTATTCATGAGTTTTGATACCTGCCAAGTCGTCTGTATCAAGAGTTTTTGGCAATCCTGCTTCATCCGCAAGATTTCTCAAAAGCGGAACGTACAACCTGTAATCACGGTTGAATTCTTCTTGTGTCTTATGGCTTTCAATCAATTCAACTGCTGCATAACTCTCAGCGTTCCAACCGCCACCAACGTCCCATGAACCATTATTAACTGGTCCTACTTGCATTACTCGACCATTACCGACTACGTGAGAGAAGAATCCAAGTTCAGGGTCTTTACGATAATGGTAGTCTGCTTCATTCTGTGCTGTTGAGTTCCTATTCCCCGTTGAATGAGCGTGTACTTGTCTGTAAGGACGTACTCCAACTTGTGGAAGTCCAGTTCTTAATCTGCTTTTATCAATATCCATTTATTTTTTCCTTTCATTATGGCAAACGGTCAGGCCACGGCTCGCTTGTTAAGTAAGAGATAGAACTTACTCGAATATCTCCGATATCGCGGTCTGTTGGTACTGGATCAGTAAACTGGAAGCGTAGCATGTTACTGTCGCCCGGACCACCAAGGTACCATGTGCCATACGGAGTTCCCTTATCGTTATAAATACCGCCAATTAAAGACGACTCAGACCTAAAACCTTGAGGAACGCCACCTAGCCCTAGAATGTAGCAATTTCGTTCTTTGTCGCTCCCTTGAGCCTCGTATCCTACACCACCTCTACGAATGACGCCGAACCAACCCCAAGAAAGCCCACCAAATTGGTAAGTAACTACATCATTTTTTCGTCTAACTTTTAGATATGAGTTTCCGAGTTTAGATTTAATATTTAAAGTTCTCCAACCTGTGTCGCCTGTGAGAACCTCCCATCCTTGATTTCCGCTTCCTTGTCTCTTTATCCACTTGAGAGCTCCACTTGTTACAGCGGTATCGACATAAGTTGTCCCGACTGGAGCAGTAACCTTCCCATTAGGAAAGCCCGTCCCGTGTATTTCGTACTGGTTTACTTGTCCAGTATTGCTACTTGTTGAAGCTGGTAAATTAACACTTCCGCCACCGTCTGAAAGAATGAGCGTGTTTCCTGATAAAGTCAATTTCTGAGGATTTTTAGGAATAGATGCAAGTTGTTCTTTAGTTGCGTAGCTTTCCCCTTTTTGCTCGACAACTGAAAGCCTTTGTTTTACTTCAGTATCATTATAAGCTTGAGGGATTTCAGATTTCTTAGCGTAACCCTCTAGACTTTGATGTTCAGTAAGATACCCCTTGCTAGCTAAAACCTCGTTTGTTACAAAGTTTGAAGTGTCGATATTCGGTTTACTTTCTAACCGATTAACTCGTTCTTTCAATTCTGTATCATTGTACGGTTGAGGGATTTCTTGCTTAGTTGCATAGTCAGACAATGACTGATGCTTTGTGAGATAACTTTTGCTTTCCAGTTCTTGCTTAGTGACTAAACCACTGGTATCTATACCTGGTTTGTTTTCTAAAGCTACTACACGCTCTACAAGGGGCTTGTCATTATAGATGGTGTCATTGTCAGGTTTGGTCTTCAATGCTTCAATATCTGCTGAAATACGGCTTATTTCAGTACGAATATTGCTGTCGTCATACGTTCCACCTTGTGCTTTAATTTTTTCAAAAAGCGCATCCAACTCTTGCTTGGTCACAACATCCTTGACGTTAACAATTCGCCCTGATTCACGTTCAATAAGTGGTGTCTTAACTGCCTTATCAATCTCACTTACGTGAACATTAAAAATAAAGCTATACACATCTGCTGACTGCTTTACCTTCTCGAAGTAGATGTAGCCAACGACAGATTCATCTGTCGTGATCAATGATGTATCAAATTGAACTGTGAATGAATTACCTTCGATTGTTGCTTCTACTTCTTGGTATCGCTTGGTGGATTTGAAATAGAATAAGCAGATTACCTTAGTAGCGGTCAACTCATCAAGCGTGAACTTGAATTCAGCAATGCCTTTGTCCTTGCTATAAAACTCTTGATAAAGTCTGTCTACATCTCGATTGTTGGTTGAAATGGTTAATTTCTTCTCAATAACCTTCTGCAAGTGCTACCCCCTTTCTTTAAAAAGAAAGAGAACCCTTTTGGGTTCTCAACTATTATTTGTTCATCCAAGCATCATTCATTTGCTTGACTGCTGACTCAACGAATGTATCGAGGTCGCTATCAGTCATGTGGATGTTGTATTTGTTAAGCTCAGCACGGATCTTAATACGTGCCTGTTCCAGCTTTTCCTCACCTTTATATCCAGTTTCTGCAGATACTTGTTCTACTGCGTTTACTGCATTTCGGGCTAGAATCTCAACAATCTTGATTGTCTTTTCTCCGCCTTTTTGAACCAGGTATTCTTTGACAGCCTTGACTGCAATTCCAATCAAAATGACTAAAATGCTGATAGCGCCATTGATTAAAATTTCATTGATTTGTTGCATTTGTATGTTCCTCCGAAATTTCTAAATTTAAATATTTGTTAAAAAGGGCATCAATTCGCCCATTGCCACCTAACTTCTTATAGCTGGAGTGCATTTTATGAATAATATCAGACTCATGCACTGTGGTATATCCACGCTTAAGAGCTGTTGTGATATCCCGTTCTAAACGTAGATACATTGTAGCTAAATGTGCCTCATCGTGAACTGCCAATTTATTATCAATCTCAATGATTTTCTTCTTGTTATCTTCTCCGATAACGTGAATAGTATTCAACTCAGTTTTTAATTCATTGAACTGTTCCTTGTTGAGATTTCCAGCTTTACTTGCTTGCAAACCTAACCAACCCGTAGCGACAACTCCGATTGTGGGTGCTAGTTGAGTGATGGCGTGTATTATTTTTTCAAACGCTTCTGACCATGACATAAGCTACCTCTTACTGAACGGGTTGAGTGTTTAGCTCATTAGACCGTTCTTCTTTCTTCGGTTCTGTCCATTTCCAGATACCTAACTTGCCATTTTGTTCAAGGTTTGCTAGTTCTTCGAGCGTTTGACCTTGATAAGTGAATTCTTCATTCACTTGAATCATGACCCTTCGCCCTTCCTGGAATTTCTCAACATGTCCTGGATTATCAAGCGTGAAGATTTCTTGTGGTTTATACGTCTTACCAGTCTGACCTAAATCAACCAATTCAAGTCCACGCTTAAACAATGTAGGATCTAGTGGATTATCTGTGTCTGTCACTCGAGCCAATACAGCCCAATCAGCAACTGCCTTAACTTCTGCAATTTTAGCATCTTTCTCAGCGAGCTTGACTTCATATTCTTGAGCTTGTGTTTGTAAGTCTTCCTGCAGCTTCTTCACACCTTCAGCAGGATTTAATTCAGTAGCTACCTGGCCAAGGACTGCTGTAATTAATTCCTCATCTGAGTCATTCACACGGTTACCAATTAAGACACGGTCAAAAGCTGTGTATGGTGCCTCTTGTCGAATGGCTACGAATGTGCGGTTGTTATCCTGAAGATATTTGTTTACTACTTTAAATGTCATAAAATTATGCTTCCTCCTGTGGTTTATCTAATTCTTCTGCTACTTTGTCAAATAGAGCCTTTAACTCTTCATTTGACTGTAATACTTTGTTGATTTTTTCAAGTTGACTGTGAGCTTCTTTAAGTTGCTCCTGCGCTTCATCACGTTCAGCAAGGCTGAACGCCTCGTCGATTGTCTTATTCGTTAATTGAATGCCTAGGTTTTGAATTACTTTTTCTGATGTGTTCATGTTCTATCCTTCTATTTTTATCTCCAATTTGGGTGATATCCACGACTGTAAGTACCCCCTTTATCCCAAATATTTCTGAAATTATCGAAAATATTGTCTAATATGTTGCTAAGGTAATTATTTTTGATCATGATATTCTCGAGTCCGATTAGTTCTTTTTTAGTCATATCTAACGTTACAAGAGGGGAGTCGTCGCCCCCGTGTTGCCTAAATTCAATTTTCTTGCCGTACAAATTAACGAATGAATGAACAATACCGTCTTTTCTCCCGTTCCAAATTTGCAAACCAGCAGCTGTATGATCTCTATCTGTCAAACCGTTACGGCTACTCAACAGACCAATATAGGCGCCAGGTATTCTTTCTGAACCGTATTCACCAATTATACTACCTTGACCAAAAACAAGGGATTGTAATGGACGGTTAGGAAATGCATTTTTAATACCTACACCGTGAGCGTTCATTTCAAGCCAACCATCTTGCAAATTAAAGTTTGTGCTTCCGTTGATGGACGAAATGCGCCCACCTCGAATATGCTCGCCTGTGAAGTCGATAGACTGGATTCGAGTAATTGTCGCTCTTTGAGCAAATAACTCATTAATGAATGCTTGTTGTGATACAAGTTTTTTAATGAAAGCTGTGTCGAATTTAACTTTATCGGCTGTGACTGCTTCAGCTCCTAAAATAGTAGTAGTGACTGAACCAGATTCAAAGTTAGCGGTCTTCAGCTTGTCAATCATAGCAGATTTGATGACCGCATTGTCAATCAAGGTCTCTCCAGTGATGTGGGTAGCTCGACCAATAATACGGTTGTTCCCATTAGCACCAACGTTAATTCCAGCAATAATATCTCCTGCGCTATTCAAAGCCTTGATAGCAAAACTATCCTGTAGCAAGGACATATTCACACGGTTATACTCATTGTTATAGTCAGTGCTGTCTACAAATTCTTCAGGAATTAAGCGCTTATCGATAATCATAGGTTTATGAATGACAATGTTCCCTGGACTTGTGAGAGTGAATCTAAGTGAATACTCGTTCAGCTCGCCAGTATAGGGAATGTCTAAATATCCTGTGAACACCTGGTTACCTGTTTTGGTAAGTGTAATTTGAGAGTTATAGTACATTCCTAAACTTTTTGTATTGTCTAGCAACTGAATTAAAACCTTGCCATCTCTTGGTACTTTATCAACTGCAATCTCAATACGATAACCAAGGCTTTCACCTTGTTTCACAAACTTTTTAGTAAGAGGGAACCGAACTCCCAGCCAGCCAGACATGGAGTCCGTATAGTTAATTCTAATCCCGTCATGGTCGCCCCAACTGACACGTTCCAAATGTTTATCTGTTGCGACTGATGAAATGTATTTAGGAATTTTAGTCGGAGCGTAAAACAGATTTGTCAGATTACTAAATCTCTTGCCTACTTCAACCTCGAACAATTCTGAGGTCAAGGCCATACGGGCAATGTTTGAAGCAACGTTTGAGTCTGTCCTTCCCAAAATGCGTTCATAAATCAGTGAAGTTTCTTTGACTTGCTGGAAATCCAACCTGTCGACTTTGTCAGCAATCTGACTAGATAGATTTGTGAATTGACCATCAACTGTTTGCTTGTACTCGGCCAATTTTGACTTATTGTCTAGTGTCATAGCTTCGAGTCGTTGACGTGTCCCTTCTGAATCTTCCATGTAGGTCCTTTTTGAAACGTAGTCACTAGCCAGAACTTCCCTGATTTCTGTCAGTTTATTCTCGGTTTCTTCTCGTGAGTAACGCTTTAACTCATCTGATAACTTCTCACGTTCTTTCTGAGTCGAGGTTTTAAAGGCATTTAAATCCCTAGTATTACTATCAGCAATTCGTTTCGCTTCCTCAACGAGATCAGCATTTGCTCCAGCTTTTTGTAAAGCTTCCTCTGCTTTAGCTTTAGCTTCTTCAAAACCTGATGGGTTGAACTCTTGGAACTGTCTGTTGATTTCTTCAGAAAGTTTTTTCTTGTTTTTTTCAGCTTTGGCTTTGATTAGTTCGATACCGTCTTCGATTTCTTTTTTCAGTTGGCTTGATTGTTGTTCAAAAGCTAAATCAGCATTTCTAGCTGCTCTATCAATTGCTATTTCTTGTGCTGAGTAGGTTGCATTAAGAATTGCATTCGTCACATCAGAAAGACCATTCGATACTCCTGAACCACCTATGCCAGCTTTGTCGTCAAATTCTAAAGAAATGTATTCTTCCTTCAATGCATCATATTCATATGCGACTGCTTTTTTATAAGTATCTACATTGTGCTTCAAGCTTTTAATATTTACAATGTCACCTAGATGAACTACTTGTCCATCTAGCTCGTATGCTTCGATTTTGATTGTATCAGATACTTTGTCAATTCCTGAATTTGTGAATTTAGCTTGTGCCCACTTTTTCAACTCTTCAACAGTTTTAGCGTTGTTATTTTCGTACTCTTTTTCGTTAATATACGGATATGTATTGATTAGTGGACTATCAACAGTAACCTTGATTGTTGTTTCATGTTCTGAATCTTCTGGTTTGAATGTAGACCGAGCATGAATTCTGGTAATTACGTTCTGCGAGTTTTTAGAACGTTGATAAGATTTCAGATTCTTATGTGTAGTGATTACAACACCACGATCCTCACCACGATTCTTTTTAACCGTCAATGAGAAATTGTCACGCACTAGCTCACCTTCCCAAGTACCAACAATGCTGTGTTTACCATCAAGCATTGCAGAGTAAATAGTCTCTGTCTCAGACATGTTGAAGGTTCTTGATTCTCGTATGTCGCTTGAAAAAGAAAAATCACCTAAATCTGTCTTGGCATTTTGAACCATTTGAGAAAGTGCTACTGCACAAGTTTGGCTTGTGACTCTCACTGGCTTTACAGATCGTTGCATAATATCGTCTGTGATATGATATGCTGTTATTTCAAGATAATCATTTTCTTCAACAGGTTTTTTTATTCGGAATAATTGTGGTCCAAGAACTGGTGTAGGGGCTTTTATCAGCATATCTTCTTTAATAAGCTGATAAATACCTGTATCTGAAATAGGATACTTCACAGTTAGAATGAAGTCGCCATTTGTAACTTCTTTGACAATTGCTGATGTCGCTTCATGAAGTGGCTCACCGTTCCATCGAACAGTTCTCACATCTTTATCAAGTAAATAAAGCAATTAAGCCCACCCCCAAACCGTCTCAATTTCAAGCGATTGAATCCCTGGACCTAAAACGACACCAACGTTTTTAACTTTTGCTGGATCTACTGTGATAAAATCACCTGACCATTTAACTAGCTTCCCTGTTGTAGTTTTAAAACTAGGATTATCAGGATTATTTACCATCACAAGCGATTCTGAGAGTTTTTCAAGACGAATAACCTGACCAGCAATTGTAAACGAAGTCTCGGTAGCACTCTGTCCTATGAGTGTGATTTTAGGAAAGGCAAGAGCAGAGCCTTGAGTTGTCAAAACTCCGTTTCTTGTCAATCTTTGCGTATCAGTGGTTTTAAAGTATTTGGTTGGATGGCAAGCAAAAGTTACTTTGGTCATATGAAGACCAGGTTGTACTTCTTCAAGATCAGTCGCATTTGCTTTATAACACCAGAGACGAGTTGTTTTAACTCGCTCACTCTCTAGCCAAAATTTTTCTCGGATAAACAAGCTCATGAATTGATTCATCTGTTCTTCAGTCGGTTTGACTAGATAAATTGTATAAGATTTCTGAATTAATTGACGATGTTTATTAGTTTGAACAATTGCTCCACTAATGCCACCATGCTCTAGGAGTTCTGTCTTGCTTTCTCCTAAAGCAATAGAAGGAGGATCATGGACAATAACTTTAAAAGGAAAAGACGATGTTCTTACACCGTCAATTACAAGTTCGTTATACTTTATCATGCAATACCTCCTCTCAATTGTGTCTTACGTTGCAATTCATCAGCAATTCGCTGTGCTACTTGGTCAGCAATTCTACTGATATCTGCTTCTTCTCTGACAACATTGCCAGTGATTGTGATATTGATGTTTGTTGGATTGTCGCCCATAGTTTTAGCTATTCCACGACCAATCGCCCCAAGTGTTCTTTCGTTAAGCGGTAATACAGCTTCATTCCCAGCTTCACCACCAACCATCATATTATTACCATTCATGCCAAAAATAGTCGGTTTCGTCATGATACCACCTTTGGCATACCACTCAATCCCAATTCTAGGGATTTGACCTTTCAGCCAATCAAGAGGATTAGCTGATCCTGATACACTAAAATGAGGTAATGGAATGTGTGGCCAACTGATCTTAAAATTAAACAAATTTTTAATAGTGGTAATTGCTGAACTTACAAGATCTTTGGCACCGTTGATAGCATTCCCTATTGAATTTTTGATTCCTGTCCAAACATTTGAAACAGTATTTGAAATACTATTTAATACATTTGAAATTGTACTTGAAATTCCATTCCATACATTTGAAATTGTACTTGAAATGGCGTTTATCGTATTTGAAATGTACGATTGGATGGCTGTGAAGATGGTCTGAACAACATTTTGGATAGCATTCCATACAGTCGAGAAAACTCCCTTGATTGTTTCCCACGCTCCTGACCAATCACCTGTGATGATCTGCATGACTGCTTTGATAATACCTAAGACAACATTGATTGCAGTTTCAACAACAGTCTTTATGACTTCCCAAGCGGTCGTGATGACCAGTTGGATATTCGCCCATGTGGCCTCGATTAATGGACCTAAGAAAGTCATGACTGCATCAATTACGGTTTGGATAGCATTCCAGACTGTTTCTGCACTAGATCGTATAAGCTCTTGATTTTCTGTCCACCAAGTAACAACCGTTCCGAATATACTCATGATGAAATCAGAGATTTCTGAAACGACTGTATTGATAACGGCTAGTATAGCATTCCAGATAGTTGTGACCGCTTCTCTGAAGCCTTCATTAGTTTCCCAAAGGTATTTCACAATTGCAACAATCGCTGTTATAGCCACCACTACTCCTGCAATAATCCCAATGATTGGTAATGCGGCTGCAATCATAGCTCCGAATGAAGACATAAACACGGCTTGCAGGGTTAAGAATATGGGGGCTAAGGCTCCCACAATTGTCAAAACAACCCCTAAAATGACAATGAAATCTTTTACTGGATCAGGTAAGGAATTGAACAGCTCGGCCACACCTTTCACAATCGTTGCCAAGGTTTGGAAAACAGGGATCATCATTTCCAGAAGAGGTTGACCAATAGCAGATAATGCATTGGTTCCAGCTTGTTTCAGATTCCCCATCACGTTTTCTAATCCGTCTGATTCTCTTGCCGCCTGTCCAAGAGCTCCTGAGAGTTTATTTCCGTCTTCGACCATCTGAAGCAATGTCAATTGCTTCTGCGCTTCGCTCAAGTCCTTGAATGACTTTCCGTACAATTTATTTGCAACGGCATTCCTGGTCGTTTCTGTTGCAGAAATGCCAAGAGCGGCATCGTTAGCAAAGTTTCCCTTCAAAAAAGATTGTAAGCTCTCTGTTACGCTCTCAATAGATTTGTCATAGAAGGCTGCACCGTCTGCTGCTGCCCTAGTTGCACGAGAAGTAAGATCCAAAGCTTCTGCTGTATCCAATCCTGAAGTTTTGGCAAACGAAGCCATCTGAGTGAATGATCCTTGCAATCGCTCTGGGACAATATCCATTTCCTGACCAATAGCATTCAACGCTTCTCTTGCTTGGATTTCCATATCTCCGAAAACGGTAGTAAATTGAGCATTACTAGCTTGCATTTGAGCAGCTGCTTCTAACGCTTCTTTTCCTACTTCCACAAGCTTTTCTGAAATAGCACTCAACTTCTCACTAAACTGTTGAAGTAGTTCTGCTCTTAAATTTCTTGAGATTTCACTTAAACTTTCTTGAGTGCTATCAGCAACAGGCTTTGTTCCCTTCATCTCATCATTGAGATGATTAAAAGCTGTCTTAGCCTGATTTAGCTCAGCTTCCATCTTGTTGGCCTGTGTGGAGTTCTCACCAAATTCTTTTTTAGTGATTTCCAATTGCTGTTCTAGATTTGAAATCTGTTTAATTACAATCTCAGACTGAGCACCAATCTTTTTCTGGGCAAGAGCATTTCTCTCGGCTTCACTAGCATTTGAACCCAAAGCACTTTCTTGCAATTTGAATGAACTTGTCACCTTACTCATCTCTGAAGCAAGTTGACTCTGTTCATTCTGCAATTCTTTCAGTTGTGTTTGGTTGCTTTTAGTTGCATTTCCATTCTCAGCAAGTGCCTGATTTACGTTTGCTAGTTTTCCTTCATAGCCCTTCAGGACATTTTGGGTTACTTCGACTTCACGTTGAAAAGCACGGTACTGATCAGCGCCGATATTCCCATTTTTGAACTGCTGTTCCACCTGAGACTGAGCTTGCCTCAAAGTTTCCAATTTCTCCTTGGTCGTCGCAACTTGCTTTTGCAGAACTTCTTGCTTCTGAGTCAATAGCGTTACGTTCCCTGTATCAAACTTCAAGGCTTTGTCAATCTGTCTCAACTCCTGACTTGCATCAGTAGCAGCCTTATTGACATTTTTCAGCGCCTTCTGCAAGGGTTGCGTGTCGCCATCGATTTCAATTTTGATACCTTTGATATTTCCTGCCATATTTCCTCCTTTCTCAAAAAAATAGAAAAGCGCTGAGAGAACTTCTACGACTGATAATGCAGTCAGGGCAAGGAACTTGACCTCAGAATCACTCTCTCAGCACTCATTTTTTATTTAAAAACTGTCAAAATCAGCTTGCGTGGCTTTCCGTTCGCCACCCTTATCCTCGCTCCGCAGATTTACATAATCCGTTTGATAATCCAGAGCCATTCCAATTGATATGTGCTTTAAATCATCGATAGACAGACCAGTTTCTTTACAGCAGGATAAGTAGGACTCTACTGTAAAGATTTCTTCGCTAGCTGATTCTGATTCATCTGGTGCTTTTTTGTCGTCATGCTCGCATTCAGCATTTCCATCAGCACAGGTCCAACTTCCTGGATCGGAAACACTTCCATTTCCATGAAGAATTGTTCATAAGGCTTGATATGAGGATTTGCAGATTTAGCAAAGGTCCAAAAAAGACGGTTGAAAAAGGTCATGTCAAAATCTGACAACATCGAAATATCAATATTAGTCGCTGTCAACTCCTTGTCGGTTTCAAGCTTGTTCAATTCATTCATGAATGATTGATTTTTCAACATCGAGAACAAATCTTGAAAATAATCTTTTCCAAATTGTTGCTTGTAGGCGATAGGAGTATAGCCGTTAGTCCCTAACTCGTACTCCTGATCACCAACCAAAACGATTTTGCGCATAGATTTTCTCCTTAACCTGTCACTGCAGTAGGTTCATACACTTTCTTGAACCAGTTGTCATAGATTTCCTTACTATCAGCTGATGTGATAGAACGTTTAACAACTGAATCAAGAGGACGAGGACTTGCTTTAAAGCCAAGTTCACGCTCATTGACATTTGTACCGTTCTTGGTTTTTGATCCATTTCCTGGACGGCTCGCTGAACAATAGTAAAGAACATGACGTGTTTTGTTCTTGTCCCCTGAAAATTCAAACATCAAGGCAAATGATGTGAATTCTGCATCAGCTTTTTCAGTCAAAACACCCGTCTGAGCATCTTTGATTTCACCCAAAATCTTAGTCGCAAACATTTCAATAATGTGAGAGATTTTGAATTTCCCTTCATATCCTTCATTTGAATTCATGAAGTGATAATCGATATCATCTGCTTTGATTGGTGTTGATTCACCCTTTGGATCCAATGTCAATTCCATTGCCCCAGGAAAGCGGAAAGTTTCATCGTAAGTAATCACTCCATCTGCACCAATTGATTTGATTGGCGCAACGTGAACATTTTTTAAACCAAAGGTTACTTTGTTTTCTTGAGTCATGTCATTCCTCCTTAGTATAGATAGACTGTATAAGACTTGACATAGAGTCTTTCAGTATCGATAAATGTTTCTTCTTGAACATCGAAAAAGAGCTCGTGGGTTGTCCACAGCTCTTCCAGACGTTCTTCCAAATCTTCATCCTTACTCTCAAAAGCCAGCTCAACTGTCACGCTCTTAATCTGATGATTAACCGTGTTGTCAGCTGCATTGATGACTGGACTTGATTCATAATAGACCAGGTAAGGTAGGTCAGGAGCGTTCCCAGTTTTAAACGCTCGATAAGTGACAGGCAAGTTTGCCTGTTCTAAAATAACAGTAAAGTCTGATAGCTTCATTTCCCAATCTCCTTGATACGCTTCTCAAAGTTCTGAATTGCTTTTTCTTCAGCTGGCTTGATGTGGACGATACCAGCGACACGACCACCATTTCTTGAAAGGTGTCCGTTCTCAAGTATGTGAGTAAGACTTGCAACTGCGTTGAAGACAACAAAAGAGCCATTGGCCAACTTCTTCTTTTTCCAACTTCTACGATACTTTCCGTATCGTTTCGGACTTGTCTCTTTCAACTCATCCACAGTCTCATCAGCCACTTGCTCTGCAATCTTATCCACTTCTTCAGTAACCTCATCAGAGTAAGCTGCAAGCTCTTTCGCTATCAAATCAGCAAGGTCAATACTCATTTCAAGACCTCTGACAAAGTCAACTCTAAAATCTCAGAATCGATAGGATAGGTTTTTAAGATGCGATATTGCTTGTCTTCAAACTTCGCAAACTCTTGATTCTCATACTCAAAATTTCGAATCTCAACGACTAAGCTCGGTTTTAGGCCTGCCTGATTCGCCTGATAAAATTCAGAGCGAGTAACTTTCTTTTTACGACACAACAGAGTAACTTCAACATCTTCAGAGATTGGTTGTAGTAACTTATCCTTACCTGTTACTTTCTTGGAGATCAGTGTGATTTCATGATTCCACATTCTTGACCTCTTTCTTTGATGCTATCTGTAAATTATGTAGTCGCCACTGAAGGTGACGTGGCATATCCACCCCACCCTCATAGCGATAAGCAGCATAGTCAACGATAAACATTTCATGATCAGCACGGTCACCGACAAGCTCAATACCGAGATTATCGGTCAATTCAGTGATGACACTTGAAATGATTTTTTCTAGTGGCTTGTCTCTCAATTTAGTTGAAATACCTAACTTGAGTTTCAGCAACTGTAACAGCTGAAATTCATCCATGTTTATTCCTCTTCTTCTGCGACGGGCTCTTCAGCAGTTTCATCAACTGTTTCTTCCTGCTCAACTGCGGGATCTTTCTTCACTTCTTTTGTTTTAGTCGCTGGTTTCTTAGGCTCATCCTCCCCCAAAACTTCAAGGAAGATAGACCCAGCAGTGTTGGCGCCAGTCAAAAGGCCATTGGTAAAGCTATCTGTTGGCTCATATCCATCACGAGGAAAGATATCGCCAACAGCATAGTCGTGTTTTTCAGGATCAGCCAAGTCCTTGAAAGGACGGATTACTTTATAGCTCATACGCTACCTCCTTAAGCTACAACATCAGTGTATGTTCCGAAGAATCCAGCTTCTTCATCTACTTTCTTAATATCCAAACGGATAAAAAGACCAAGCAATTGTCCGTAAATGTCATTGTTCACCCATTTAACGGATACTTGAGCACGGTCAAACTCTTTGACGAACTCAGTGACATCTCCGATGAAGAATTTCATGTCTCCTTCGTTTCCAAACACTGTGTCATCTACTTTGTAGATTGTTTTCCCACCAAATGAATAGCCAGTAGGTGAAGCTACATCAGTTTGAAGCATGTAGCGCCCATCTTTGTCTTTCACCTTGTCAAGTGCGGCAAACATTGACTTAGTAACAACGATGCTTGCTTTATAAATTGATTTAAGCCGCTTGTTGTAGATATCTTTAATACCATCAAATCCAGCAGCATCTGCTTGGGTAGCTGTTTTGAGGACAGCTGTAACTAATGATAATTCGGTGTTTTCACCTTGATTGAAAACTTCGTCTTCAACAATGGTCATGATGTCATAGTCTGCGTCGTCAATCATTTCTTGTGACACAGGGACGTATCCACGGTAAGTCTTGATTGAATAATCGATCTCGCTAATTACTGGTTTTCCGAGTTCTGGATTTGATTTCAATTCCTCTGTTGAAACCATTACACCATCCGTCTTCTTGATAACTGGATATTTACCAGATCCACTGTTAACTTTCACACGTTCTACAAGATCCAAAAGTGGATTACGTGTTTTGTTAACAAAATGAGGTTTCAAAACTTCAGTAGGGATTAGAGCTGCGCTTCCTGAATCAGTAGTTTTCAAACCTGTGATGTCACGAGTTTGACCAGTACGAATGTATTTTGCAATTGCGTCACGTTGTTCCAATTTTTGTCCTCCATGTTTTTCTTGACTTGGGTAAGTCGGTGCTTTGCGATTCAATTCTTCAACTTGATTTTTCAAATCTTCGATTTCTTTTTCAAGTTGTTCTTTTTCTGCTTCCTTTTCATCCAATTCTTTCTGGATGGCTTCAAGTTTCTTTTCAATTGCTGAAACTTCTTCATCATTTCCAGCTTGTTCCAATTTAGCAGCTTCAAGTTCTGAGCGCTTGTTCAATTCTTTGATTGATTCTTCAAGATCTACCACTTTGTCTGCTTTGTTGCGCATGCGAGCGCCTAAAATCAATGATTTGTGCATAGGTTAAATTTCTCCTTAATTTCTTTCTTGCGCTTGTCCAGCGCTTCACGATTGGCACATTGTTGACTTTCAAAGTCTTTCTGCCGTGCAGCAATTTCCGTTTGTGGATAGGCTGGGAAAGTACATGGACTCACTTCAAAGATTTCTAATTCCAAGATAGTGTCCAAGTACGAACCATCTGCTTGCTCTTCCGTATTGATTTTGATTGGGATGAAACCAAAGCTACATCCAATCACATCGCCACGCTGAACACGAGCATAGGCCCCAACAGCTTGCGGGTCATCCTTGTTGATGATGATATCACCGTAAAGTCCGATTTTATCAACTCCCAAAATGACCGTTCCATTACCAGTACGACCAAGCACTAAACTATCATCATGGTTAAACAATGCCCGGATGTCAGCGTTTTGAATTGCTTTTTCAACACCTTCACGCTTAATCACTTCAAAGTAACCTGGCCATAATTCAGTAACTTCATCAAACTTGATAAAGTACCCACTCAAAATCAAATCACCAGTTTCACTTTCTTCTCGTGTTTTGAACTGAGCAGTGCGATAGCTATTCCGTTTGTTCATTCTCTTCCTCACCCCCTTTCAGTTTCTTCTGGTCCCCAAGTCTGTCTTGCGGTAGATAATTTTCAAGAGCAAGGAGCTCATCCATATCAGGATCTGGTGGCATCCCAAGCCAATCCCTCCACTCATTTCGACGCATTGCCATGCTTTTAGTCATCTGTTCAGCAACTGAAGATAACTCTGTAATGTCATACGAATAAAGCGAGCGAGCATTAAGTTTGAAATACCGATTATTTGAAACGAGTAAGTCTCTCGTTAAGGTCTGAGTGATCGTCGTAGCAATGCTCATAACCGTTGTATTGACAAAGTTATTGTATTCTTCTTTGTCAAAGCTACCAACTCCCAAAATAAAAGCTGGAACTCCCAAAAGCCCAGCAACTGTTTTCTTGTCAATTTCAACAGATTCATTGATAGCAATATCTTTCAAACTTAATGGTTTGACCTGTTCAACCTCTAGCAAGGCATCAGGAATAATCCACGGCTCACCAGCTTGACTAGTGCTAAGATATTTCTTAGCGACCTGGTCACGTCCCTCTTGTGTTCCTAATTCCCCACTAGAAGAATCAACCTTAACAATCAAGCTAGGAACATTTTTACCACTCATAAAGCCCTTTTTGATTTGGGTAGCAAGGTTTAAATTCCTAACAATATCCCTCAGAGCAAGCCTGTATCCAGTCCCTACAAATGGATTGTCTGGATCTGGGTTGATTACAAAGTGCACGATTTCGCTTGGGTTGTAGTCGATACCACGATAATTCACGATATAACCAGCATCATCACTTTTGAAAGAGACCTCACTCATCGCGAATGGTCTCAGGTTCAAAATATAATCATTCACAGGATCATACTCAACATGAAGAACTGAGTTTCCATCACCGAATAGCAATAGGTCACGCACAATCTTGAAAATCCAAGTTTTGCGAGTCATATTGTCGCATGGGTTTACATCAATCTTGCGAGCCAGTCCGTCTTTTATTCGGATATCGCCTTTGTCGGTATTTTCCATCAAATGAATAGTCATGTTAGATACCATGTCAGCAACCTTATTGACTGCTGCAATCACATCAGGATTGCGAGCTAAAGGAACATAGCCATCACCATCAAGAAACAAACCAAAGTCTGAATGAGTGATGACATTTGTGCCACTTTGAGTTTTACCTCGTTTCAAAATCCTATCTAAAAGCCCCATATTTCCTCACCTCCTTTCTCTCTACTTGAAGAAGCTCATAACATCCTGGTTCTTACCAAGATTTGCAAGAGCTTGGATACAAGCAAAAACGCTGGCATCGAACAAGTCAATTCTTGCAGTACCACCGTCACCGTCTAATTTTTCATATTGCACAGCATCATCCACTTTCTCAATAGCTCTGACATTACTTACACAATACTCGTAAGCGTCGGAATGAAGATAATAAAATTCTTTATTTTTTACCTTGAACTCGATTCGTCTGAATCCCTCTGATTTCAACCAGAAAAGCTGTGGTTGGTCAATCATCTTAAACCGAGCTTGCTTCATCTTCTTCAGGAACTCACGACCAAACTTCCTATCCATTCCGACAGCAGCAATCTTGAATCCCTTCTCTCTCATCTTGATGAACCATTTAACGATATCATCATAGAGAACAGTCGGAGTGTTGCTCATGGTTAGCCAGCCATCAGACTGCCAACCAAAGAGTGGTATTCCATCGTCATTGGCTTTCTTTTGAGCGTTAACACGAGGAAAGAAAGCGTGTGTGATACAGATATCAACATCTTTCTCACCATCGTGATAGACACCATAAAGAGCAGCAGCAGTCAAGTCATGCAGTCTTGACAAGTCAGCTCCACCATACCATTGAATAGGCAAGCGTGCCAGTTCTTCCAAAGTCCAATCATAGCAACTGTCTGAAGCAATGAACTCATCAGGATTGAAATAAGCGTTCATTGAGTTTGTAAAGACATTCAAAGTCTTGTTGAAGAACTCATTCCTAGTCTGTGGATCATTCATAGCTTGCTCAGCTTCAGCTCTCAAAGCAGGCATGGACACCGTGACACCCCAAGACGGATTTGCCATTTTCAAAACATTATCATCAAGATAGTCACCAACATCACCATCAGTTGTCTGATTGGCTTTACAAATAAAGATAAATAAAGCCTCATCCTGTACCAACTGCTTGAGCACTTTCTGACAGTATTTCAAGCGATTAGCAAGAAAGCCTGTTGGAATATCCCCAGCCGTAGAGATAACAAAAAGCATACTGTTACGGTATGCTGACATTGTTTTCTTCATAAGACCATACTTCTTAGAATTTCGCATGGTGTGGGCTTCATCGATGACCGTGACATTACCATTGAGAGAGTCTAAACGACTTTCATCATTGGCCAGTGCCTGAATATAGAATGATCCATCGTCTCCAAAATTGGCTGTGATAGAGTGTTCTTGGTTGTTGTCCTTGATACGTATAGATTTTTCATTCCATCGTTCAACGTTGAACTTGATGAAATTAAAAGCTTCCAGTGCTTGCTTAACAGAATTGGCCACGATATAGCATTTTGAACCACTATCGGCATCCAAAATCTGATAAAGCAGAGCAATAGCAGCAGTAAAACTGGTCTTACCGTTTTTCCGTGCCAGCATTATCAAGGCTTCCTTGAACCTACGCTCGTTCGTACCAGCGTGATAGAACCCAAAGAGATTGACAACCGTGAAATGTTGCCACGGTTGCAAAATCAAAGGCTTGTTGCGGATAGACATGGCAAACATGTCATCTCCTTGCTGATGAACAATTGAGTTCTCAATGAAGTGAACGGCAAAATCCACTATATCCTCATCAAGCTCATATGCTGGATTTTCCAAATCCCTCAAAAAGCGTTCAGCAGCCAAAATCCGTTCTTCGTTATGTTCCTCTTGATAGCTCAGGACATAATCAACATAGGCTTTAGCTTTTCCAAGATTTGTTGTAGCGTGGCGAAAATCGGCAAAACGTTTTTCAAAGTCTTTATCCATCTTTCACTCGCTTCTTTTTCAGTTCATTCTTAAACTTCAGGACCTCAGTAAGAACTGAATCACCTTCTTGTTCTACTACCTCACCGAGCGACTTAGGATTCATCATCAGTTGATTAGAGTAGCTGAGAATATCTTTCCTCAAAATTTCCATCGCTGTCAAGATTGGAACTTTACGCTCATTCTCTGCGCCTGCCTTATTGACATAGGTGTCTGTCACTGGATAACCCATATCAGCATAATCTTGAGCAAGTTTCTGATACTGATATAGCATGCCTGCAAAAATGTCAATGATCATTTCAAACTCTTTACGATAAGTGCCTAAGTCTTTCATCTGCTTGACCACTTTTGACTTAATCGACTTCGCTGTAATAGGTTTAGCCAAAAAACTACCTCCTTCTGTCAAAATTGCTTAGTTTTTATCCCCTTTTTGTTTGAAGGCCCCCGACTTGGAAAAAGTTCCCTTCACCGGTACCCTACTGGCCAAAATGATTTTTCAAAAAGAGGGGGGACTAAAAATTTTCATTTTTCATTTTTGAAAAAATTTAAAAATTCTTTTTTTCTTTTTTTTTGCCAATACAATCCTTGATTGATTACTCTATCGTTCACTCTATCGTGAAACGTATTGTGTTTCTTATTCGTCAACGGCAAACAATTCCATTCAACGAATTCAAGTTCAGGATATTCAGATACAGGAAAGATATGGTGAACCATTTCTGCTTGAACAGAAATTCCGTAACGCAAACTTTCTTGGCAAAGATAATCATGCTTACGCATTATCCTATCACGGAACTTCTCCCACTTCTTAGATTTCAAGGATAGTCTGATAGGTTTGTTATACATCTCAAACCTCCTTTCTCAATGCTAAAAGGGACAGGCCTTTGACCTATCCCCTCCTCATACAAGAAATCTATGCTACCATAATAAACCTTTTTTTGTGAGACTTCAAGATGTCTTTTGTCTCATTCTGATTCTTTAAAAAAATTACCCCATTTTACTAGTATGGCTGTTAGCGGTATATGCATTCCATTTACAAATGCTGTTTGAGTATATCCAACAATTTCAAAGCCAACACCAGGATTCGCATCAATATCTTTATTTAATTTCTCGAAGGCCTTTTCTCCAAGAAAATCATCACGGTATTCTTTTAACATTTTCTACCTCCTGTAACTATACCAATTTCACCCCTCACTTTCACATATCTTATATTTTGTTAAACTCACTCAAAATCTTAAAGCCTTACTAATCATAGGTTTTAAAGCATTTCATTTTTTTAGTTTATGCTTAACTCATTATGTGAAAGTAATATCTAAAAAAATTAAATGACAAAGTTCCGTAAAGCATCATCAAGCTCTGCTTGTTCTATCCCTATGTATCTCAGGGTGATTGCAGGTGATGAGTGATTGAACATTTTCTGTAGTGTCCCTACATCCTTCGTCTTGTTGTAATATTTATATCCGAATGTCTTCCGCATTGTATGTGTTCCAACATTATCAATGCCAAGTTCTTCAGCTGCTTCATGTATGATTTGATAGGCTCGCTCACGAGTAATCGCTTTATTCTGACCTTGTCTACTCTTGAATAAGAAATGATGAAATGGTTTGCCTTCAACATATCTCCTCATTTCTTTCTTGAGTTCTTTTGTCATCCGTCTTGTTATCTGCTTGCCAGTCTTCCGTTCTCTCAGTTTGATGTGCCAACCTTGAACATCTTTAACTTTCAAGGTAAGTATATCTCCGACTCGCAAACCAGTATTCAGGCCTGTAATGAATAGCATATAATACATCTCATTCCACTCTCTGAGATAATCTTTCATTGCCTGAATGTCGTCATTTTCTTTTATCGGTGATACAAATTCCATATTCTACCTCCTTTCCCAAAACAAAAAGCCAGCATTTGCTGACTCTTGACGATACTTCTGTTGGACAACTTTTTGACTAGAATTAAGGATGGCTCCTCAAGTGTGATGTGTGTTTTTGTTTCAGAAGTTCATGCTATCATAATAGACCTTTTTTTGTGAGACTTCAAGATGTCTTTTGTCTCAATCTTATTTACAACTCACCTTTCAGTATAGCGTACTGTTCTAAGATAATCCTCCTACGTCGATAGATTGTAGCTTTGCTCATGAATTTCTGTTCTGCTATTTCTTCCCATCTCAGTTGAGGATATCTCCAGCGCAGATTGAAGATTTCCTTATCTTCATCAACTAGATTGATCAGGAGTTTGTTAATGATAGCTTTGAACCCTTCGAGAAATTTCAAGGTTGGATCATCTGCGATTCTGATTGCGATAGTTTCGGTAGGTTTGCTTATTCCTACGCTGGGACCGCTCTGAGCATCTGGGTTTCGAGTTTCTAATTCTAGTCTTCTTAAATCTATTGTACGTTGAATGTTTTGGAATTTGAAAAGTTCTCTGTCCAATGTTTTGAGGTCTTCGTCGCTCAATTTCTTCAAATTTCACCTCCGAATTTTCTAAATAATTAAATAAGCTATCGAAAATTTTAGAAAAAGCCTTACTGATGTCAGAAAGTATCTGCTTAATCATTATAGATAAAACTTCAATTTCTTCCTGACTTAACTTTCTAAGCTTATTTTCTAATTCTATTTGTTTCTTCTGAGCAAGTTGTTTAGCTTTCTTCTTTTTAATCCTTCTATTCATCTTTCTCTCCATTTTCTGGTATTAGCTTTTATGAATGCAGCCTGCTCTTGCATCTGCTTCCATTCGTAATCCATGATGATTTCAAATTGATTGTTACAAAGACCTTTTAAGAAATCATTTTTAGCTTCAAGTTTCTCAATATCCTTATAGGCCCTTTCATACAGTTCATCTTCCAGAAATCTAATACGCTCTGCCATTGCTTCCTGAATGATGATGTAAGTTGGTTTCTTGTACTTTGTCATTACAATCTTACCTCATCTCCTATTTTTAGAGATTCATAGTTTGTTTGAGTAACTACGAATATTCCGTAATTTTGCACTGTAACAGTGTACATGTCGCCAATTTTCTCCTTGTGAACAACCTTGCCTTTGATTTCGGAACCTTGATTATCTGCTTTGTAGATCAGAATCGGGCGCTTTTTTTCAAGATTTTTAATGTGGACACATTGCCAGATATTCAAAGTTGCTGACAAGACAATCCAGACTGCTATGAAGCGCTTCATTCTGTTACCTCCTCAAAATAACTATGAAATTTACTTAAATTGACAATAGCGACTTCTTCGACAGAATGCTTTTCAATGTCAAAGTCTGGGTCGTTTTTCCCAAACTCTTTCTTTATCGCTTTTTCAGCTAGTGAAGGCAAAGCAAATATACTTGCTCCGTTGTTCAAGGCAAGAGATTGACCATGTTTGTTCACTATTCGATAACCCACATCAAACGGTCTGATTTTCGCAGGGATTTTTATGCGTTTGTTTTCATTTTTTATTGCTTGTTCAATGGTTTGTATCATCTACTCAACCTCCTAAATTGCTAAATGGAACTTCCCACTGGTAATTATCATATTCATAACAAACATTTTTGATAATTTCACCTTTGGAAATTTCAATTTCCTGCGTGAATTCCATGCCACACTCAAACGTAAAAATTTTAATATCAACATCAAACTTACTTGAAATTTCTTGATAATTTTCTGGAATAGCACTCCACGCTTGCTTAAAATTATCAAGTTCAACAACACAAAATTCTTCTTCAAGCCAAACTTCTATTTGTTCTTGTTCAATAAACGCTCGTCTTGTTCCATTAATGTAAAAATAGGGAGCTGTGTTGTTGAATATAAGCAGAACGCCATCCCATTTATCTTCTAGCGTCACAGTGTCGTTTAATAGCATTTGTTTTAATGCTGATGCAATATTCTCGCTTCTTCCTCTTAATTTAAGAGATCCTTCGGCCTAATTTGACATTATTCCTTTACCTCCTCAATCTCAATACCCTCACAATCAAACACCCAGCCGAAATCATCAGCTTCTAATTCTTTCTTTGTGTGATATGGACTAAATGCACCACATTCTG